GGAACAGGAGCAACGGGGGCATATAATCCTGCTTTATATGACCCAATCGACATTTCAGCAACAGTAACGACTCAAAATGCTTGGACGTATTTAGGCAATGGAACAAATAGTGTCTTTGGATTTTCAACCGATACCACAAGTGCCACATATAAGCAGATGTCTATTGGTATACCACTGGCAAACGGTGTGAGTGCAGCAGGAACAACAGAGTTTGGAAACGACGGGCTATATAGAGCAAGTGTGGACCAACTGGCTGTTCCACTTGGTGGGTCTTGGGACCACACTTCCTACGCTGGGGTGTTTTGCATGACTTTGGCTTCTACCCGTACGAATTCGGATGGCGCTGTGGGCGGTCGTGCCTCGTTTCTTGTGCAGTAGTGAAGCGATAGCGTAACGATACTAAAGAAAGGGAAGTAAAGTGGGAATTCACAGTGAAGCAATCTTAAATCGAAAATATATGGAGATGATTAAGTTACTTAATGTATATCTTAATCACTTTCCAAAATTTGAGAAATATGCACTTTGTAGCAATATTCGAAACACTGCATACGGTGTTTATGATTTAATCACAGAGTGCCAAAAAAGATATTTCAAAAAAACTTCACTGGTGAATTTAGACATAGAACACGAGAAGCTTCGTATGCAAATATACTTAGCCAACGAACTTGGATATTTTAACTTTAAAGATGGGAGAAAAGATGAAAAAATTAGTGGCGTAAAAAGATACTTGGCTATTTCTAAAGTGATTGATGAGATAGGGAAGATAATAGGAGCTTGGATTAAGAAATTAAGAGAGCAAGGTAATTTCCAATGAGAAATTTAAACTTAGGGCAATGTAGCAATATGAAAAATGGTAGTTGGCTGTGCAACTTGGTGGGAATTGGAATAACACTTCCAACGCTGGGGTGTTTTGCATGAATTTGAATAATACTCGTACGAATTCGAATAACAATGTGGGCGGTCGTGACTTTGAATCCAAACCTGATACTACAAAGGTAGAGACTGGATACAAAGGGGTATGTTGTCCTGCGATAAGCGAAATCAAAAACAAAAGCAGTTTTTCTAGTAGGTTAAATCTCGAGGGTCAAGCTGTTTCAAAAAAGAGTAAAAGAGTGGGGTTTTTATTTGAAGAAGCGTTTACTATGGACGGACTATATCTTGCTTATTTGGAAGCAAGAAAAGGAAAGCGTGGGAAAAGAGCGACTTTAAAGTTTGAAAGAAATCTTGGTGCAGAACTTCAAAATCTGTACGATGAACTACACAATGGCACATACAGACCACGTCCATATGCTGCTTTTTATGTGTATGAGCCAAAAGAGAGAGAGATACACGCTCCTGCGTTTAGAGACTTAGTAGTGCAACATGCTATTTATAGAGTGATTTATCCTTTGTTTGACAAAACATTTATTCATACAAGCTTTGCTTGTAGAAAAGGTGGGGGTACACACAAAGCGAGTTCTTATACTCAAAAGCAGATGAGAAAATACAAAGGAAGTGAGTATTTGCAAAGTTGGATATTCGTAAGTTTTTTTACTCTATTAAAAGATTTATTTTAAGAAAACTCTTTGAAAGAAAAATAAAAGATAAAAGATTTATCGACATCATGATGATGTTTGCAGAGATGATGTCACCTACAGGAATACCTATAGGCAATCTACTTAGCCAACTGTACGCTTTGATATTTTTAAATCCATTGGATCACTTTATCAAAAGAGTGTTGAGAGTTAAAAGTTATGTACGATATGTCGATGACTTTGTGATGATTGGATTAGGATTTTTAAAAGCCAAAGAGTATAAAGACAGATGTGAAGCTTTTGTAAAAGAGAGATTGAGTCTTAATCTGTCTCATTGGCACGTTCAAAAAATAAAAAGAGGAATCAACTTTGTGGGTTACAGAACTTGGAAGAAAATAAAGTTTGTACGAAAACACAGTATGTATAAAATGAAAAAAGCCATAAAGAAATTGAAAATTGAGTCAATAATATCTTTAGTAGGTCATGCCAAAGCAACTGGCACGATACCATACTATAAAAGAGTATTGATTGAATTTTCTATTTTAGAAAGATTACCAAAAAGGACTCAACTATGTTTAAATATTTAAGATTTACACCTGTGCCACTTGCATACACTACGCTTACTTTTTTAGGGGGAGATGAGAATGTCAAGGTTAATTACTTTGATAAGCCATTTGTATCTATTGAAGCTGAAAATGAAGCTGACATCAATGCTTTAATTGTGAGCCAACCCAATGAGATTGGGTGTACAGAAATAACCAAAGAAGAATTTGTGCAGTTGGTGAAAACTACAAAACAGTATAAAAGAATCATTGAAAGAGGAAACGAAAAGCTTGAACAGCTCACAGAAGATATTGTAAAAAAATATCCTGTAAAAGAGCGTGAGACATGGCACATACAACTTGGTGAAGCGTTGAAGTATATTGAAACACAAAATGAAGCAGATGCACCTTTTTTAAAGATATTAGCTGACAATGAAAACGATACAGTAGCGGCGTTTGCTAACGCAGTTATTAACAACAACAACGCATTTATTGCACTTAGTGCAAGTGCTTTGAGTCAAAAAAGACTACTCGAACAAGAACTCTTAAAAGAACTTGGTGCGTGATGTTTGGTTTATGCAAAAAAGTAAAAGGGCATTGCAGTTGTTTTTTTGACTCTTTGTTTGGTAAGGATTGGGGAAAGTGTTGCAAAAAGCATGACGAAGACTATAAAAAATTAAAAAAAGGTGACAGCACGAAGTCAGCTGATTTAAATTTTTTAGAATGTTTAAAAAGCAAAACTTGGAAACCTTTGGCGTATGTGATGTATGGTGTGGTGAGAGTGTTTGGTAGAAAGTTTAAGGGAGAAATATAAAATGGTAGAAACAACAATGATATTCAAATGGATATATAATCTGTTCGCAGTGAGTTTAGCTACGTTTTTAACGTATTTGGGGATTATGAAAGACCCGTTTTTAATCTTTGCATATTTACTGCTAATTGATTATGCGACAGGACTTTTAAAAGCTCGTGCTATTAAAGAGAGTATCACATCAAACAAGATGAAGTACGGGATTGCCAGTAAGTTAAGTTTGCTGCTCATACCTATTGTCATTGCACTTGGTGCCAAAGGCGTAGGAGCTGATTTTGCTTTTGTACTTGTTTCATCAATGACGGTTTTAATTATAAGTGAGGTGTACAGTATCGTAAGTAATATTTATGCTATCCGATACGGAAATGAACTCCCCGAATATGACGTTGTAGCACTTATTGGTCATAAGATACGAGGGATACTTATGGCACAAGCAGGTGATAAAGATTTTAAAAAAGACAAGGAGTCGTAAATGTGGAACGTTTTAGGAAAAATTTTTGGTACAGGAAATGTTATCGAAAAAGGAATGGATTTAATAGATTCTATACACACAAGTGACGAAGAGGAAATAAACGCAAAAGCTAAAGCTAAATCAGATTTATTGGGAGCATATGCCCCTTTTAAGATTGCTCAAAGATATTTAGCTGTTATGTTCACAATCGTATTTCTATTTATTATGTTAAATGGAATTTTGGGGGCTTTATATGGAGTTGTTGAAATGGAAGCAGTCAATAAAGCTAAAGATTTTGCTAATGATATGTGGCTTGGTGAAATTATGTTAGCCATTATCTCTTTTTATTTTGGTGGTGGATTTATTGAATCGATTAACCGTAAAGGTGGTGCAAAATGAACTACGGATATATAGATATTGAAACTATCAACAAACAAGCAAGAGTAATATGTGATTCTCTTGGGTATGGAATTAACCATACAGCTCACAAACTTATCGTAGAAACAGCAACAACAGAAACAGGACTTGGACGAATTAAAGATAAAACTTTAGGTGCCGGGATGGGTATTTGCCAATTTGACAAAATGCCCTTTTATGATATCCGAGATAGAAGTGCTAAATATAAAGAGAAGATTTACAGAGAACTTGGAGTAGATATTGACTTAGTAGAGTGGGAACACTTAAGATACAGCTCATTTTTAAGTTTGCTTTTTTGCAGATTGCACTACAAACCTTTTGCAGAAGCTATCCCACAAGATATTAAAAATCGTGCTGCGTATTGGAAGAAGTATTACAATACAGAGCTAGGCAAAGGTGATGTTGAACATTATTTGAGGATGAACGGAGTTTAATATGAGCGAAAGAAGTAATGCAAAAATGGCACACGCCAAAGCAATTCAAGCACAAAAGCAAGTAGCATCGCTAAAAGGCGATGACTTGGTTGCTCTTCAAAATAGTATTTCAAATATTAATCTTTCATTGACAGATATAAATTCAGAAATAGAACAACTTAAAAGCAGCCAAATGTCTATACAAGAAAGTATTGTATCAATTGATGAAAAAATTACTTTAATCGAAGAAAATATTAATACTCTTGAACAAAATCAAGATGCTATCCAACAAAACATAAGCAGTTTGGATTTACGTATTACAACATTAGAAAGCGGAGCGTAAAATGAATGAATCAGATAAAGAAGATTTAAAACAAATTTTAAATATGTTTGGAACAGAAGTTAAAACGCTTGTTTTAGATATTCAACAAGAAACCAACATGGAAGATGAGTATTTTTCTAATGTGGTGTCTCAAGGTATTATTGGTGCGATGGATAGTAGTGTAAGAGCTTTGAGTGTGTTTAAAGATAACACTTTAAAAGATGAACAGATTTTAACGGTTAAAGCTGAACGTCAAAGAAACTTAGGTGTAACAGTCGATGCCAATGGTGTTTTAAACTTTTCTAGTGAAGGAAACTCTACTATTGAAAAGCAACAACAATTATTGGCTGAACAAATTAAAAAAATGATTGCTGATAAAAACTTTGTAGAAACACAAAAAACAGAGATGGAAGCACAGGTAAAACACAATGCTGTAATAAAAGCTATGGATGCGTTGGCTGATTATGTTATGGGGCTAGGTGGTGGTGGTTTGATTCCATCAAGCAGTATGCACACTAACTTTTTTGCACAAAATAAGATTTTGCTCTTAGAAGCAGGAGCTACTTTTGAGGGAAATATTCTTCAGTGGAAAGATGTAAAT